TAATATCTTTATAGAAGATTGCGTATTTAACGGATCAGGGTATGTTTCTGACGCTAATTCAAATGCAAGAATGGTTGTAAGATTCTGCACAATAAACGGTGCAATTAAAGTAGACGGGCATGGGGTCGCATCAAATACCCCAGCAAGAAGTGTACGTAATATGGAAGTATATAATAACACTTGGACTAATACTAGCCTGTTCTGGACCGCTATTGAAATGCGTGGTGGTGAATGTAGAGTGTTTAATAATACTGCAAACGGTTCAGGCGGCTGGTTCTATCTTACAGACTATGGCTATCTGGCAGCTTGGCCAAACTTTGGAAATGTAATACAAACGCCAATTAACTATCCTGTAACAGACCAAATCGGTGTCGGTAAAGATCCTAAAGTTGCAGGTAGCGGCCCAACATACGTGTGGGGTAATAGACAAGCTAACGCTCCGTGGGTTAGAACATCGAAATTAATACCTCAATCTGGTATAAATCTATATAGAACACAGACAGGAAACCCTACAGCAACATACGATGAAAGAACCGTTATACAAGCAAATAGAGATTTTTATGCAGATAGTGGGTTTGATACTACACAATCTGCTGGTGTATCGGTTGGCACTTACGCACAAATGCTTGCATTTACTTCCCCTTTTGTAAAGTACGGCTGGTGGGCGACTGATCAAGGTACATGGAATCAAACACCAGGCGGTGCTCAAGGTAAGCTATATACATGGGACGGTTCAAGTTGGGTTGCAAATTATGAACCTTATCAATACCCACACCCATTAAGAGGGTAAGCATTATATGTAGAATTAGTATATTCTACTATTAAATAATTCAAATGGCTTCCGATAATAAAATGATAGCTGGTTCTGGGTTTTTTAAGAATATTACTAATAAACTACCTTATCAGTCTTTAGATTTAAACGCCGTTTTAAGTCAACTAAATCCTAAATACGAAGTATTCCAAGACACCGGTTCTAGAAGAGTAGAAGCATTAGCTAGACAGTCTATCTTTTATGATAACGACTACAATAATTTACCTTCAGGTTCTATAGCAAAAGGTGGCGTTTATAGTGACTTAGTTTATGCTAACATTCAAGCAGATAAAGGCCCCAGAATTCTTGACTATAGAATTATGGCAGCGTTTGCTGAAGTAAGTGATTGTTTGGATGAAATCTGTGATGAGTGTATCAATAAAAATGATCATGGTGAAATTGCAAAATTACATTTCAGAAATGTAGAACTTAAGGATGAAGAAAAAGTTAAGTTAGATAATGAGTTTAAAAAATATGTTCAAAATTTTGAGCTAGAAAGAAAAGGTTGGGAATATTTTAGACAGTTATTAGTTGAAGGTGAAATATATTTTGAACATATTATACATAAAAACTTTCCTGAAGAAGGTATATTAGGTATAGTACAATTACCAACAGAGTTAATTGATCCTATTTTTGATAACATACAAAACATGATTATCAAAGGATACATATTACGTAAACCAATTTTTGATCCCAACAAACCAAATAAGATAGAAAAGTATGAATTTATCCCTATGGATAAAAATCAGATAACTTATATTAACTCTGGTATTTGGAATCAGGATAAAACATTTAGATTACCTTTTATAGAAAATGCTCGTAGAGCTTACAGACAATTATCTTTGATTGAAGATAGTATAGTAATTTATAGATTAGTAAGAGCTCCAGAACGTTTAGTATTCAATGTAGATGTCGGTAATATGGCTCCACCAAAAGCTGAAGCTTATCTTCGTAAGTTAATTCAGGAGTATTGGAGTAAGAAAACTTTTGACGTTAATCAAACAAGCAACCCGGTACAAAAGTTTAACCCGCAGTCGATGTTAGATAGCTTCTGGTTTGCAAAGAGAGCGGGTAGTGAAGGTACGTCAGTTACGCAACTCGCTGGTGGAGCTAATTTAGGTGAATTAACCGATTTAATGTACTTCGTTAATAAGCTATATAAGGCTTTAAAAGTACCAACTAACAGACTTAACACTGAAAGTACGTTTAAAGACGGTAACGAAATCTTAAGAGAAGAGTTAAAGTTTGCTAGATTTATTATTCGTCTGCAACAAAATTTTGCTAACGGTATGAAGAATGGGTTCTTAACCCACTTGAAGTTAAAAGGGTTATTGGAAAAACATGGATTAAAAGAACAGAACCTTTTAATTGAATTCAATGTACCTACAAACTTCTACGAACTAAGAGAAAATCAAAAACTAGAATTGAAAGTAACTAATTTCTCTAACTTAGCTAACAACCCATCTATATCTCCTACCTACGCTCAAAAGAAGTTACTCGGTTGGACCGATCTTGATATTAAGGCTAATAGAGAGTTCTTAAGAAAAGACAAAGAGCTAGAATGGGAATTACAGCAGATATTAAACGGAGGACCGAATTGGAGAGAGCAAATGTCATTACCAGGTGAACAACAACCAGGTGAAGAACAAGGCGGTGGTGTAGCTCCTGCAGGAGGGGGAGGAGTACCTCCTTCATTTGGCACTCCAGCTTCAATACCAGAGCCAACAGGAGCTCAACCAGGTCAACCACCTCCAGCAGGAGCTCCTCCTCCAGAGCAAGAACCTTTAGCCCCAGCTTAAATAACATAACATATGTCATCTGAACTACGTTGTACAGTATCGCCTATTTCAGGGTTTCAAAGTTCTAACTTATCGAGTAAAATAACTTCCTTTGATAAGTTAGCAGAAAGAATATTAAGAAACTTAGGCTATCCTTCTATCAACGTAGAGCTTCATAGAGATCAACTATATGACAATATTAGTATAGCTTGTGAGATGTTTACAAAGTTTGCTGGTTATACAAGAGAGTACTTAATTTTTAATAGCAACTTATACATACCTAATTACGGATTAAAGTTAGATTCGTTGTTTACCGCTAAGAGTAATGAAAATTATTTAACTCAGTTACAAAATAGAAACAGTACAACAGCAACTGAAAATCCTTTATTTTCAAAATACATTGATAATCAAAAGACCGTATATGTGGCAAATTCTGCAATACCTGCGGCTTATTTTACTCCTATACCTACCTTATCAGGTACGTTAAGTGCAGGAGCTTTTCCTAACGAAATTTTCTCTCTTTCGTCTTACGAATTTATTACTAGTAGCTATCCTCAGTTAGCTCCTTATTTTACAAGAAGTGCTAGAAAGAATATAACGCAACTTGGTTCGGAAATAGCAGATGCTAATCCGGTATATATGAATAGCTTTGACTATGATATAATGGATTATAGAAAAGTTATAGCTATTGTTGATATGGAAGAAGGTTCTACCTCCGGTATTAATACTCTGTTTACTGTTGAGCAAACCTTAGCTCAACAAACTTATTTTAGCTACGCAATGGGTAATTATGGATTTGATTTAATCAGTTGGTACGTTTTAAAGGACTGGCTTAAGAATAGAGAGAAGCTTTTATCAACTAAACCGTCTTGGGACTTCGATGATAGGACTCAAATAATGAGGCTTTATCCGCAGCCCCAGACGTCTCAAGGACAACGTATACAATATTACGGGGTATTACAATGTTATGTAGAAAGGCCATTACGAGATGTTATAAAAGAACAATGGGTCTTTCAGTACTCATTAGCTTTAAGTAAAATAGTCTTAGGAAGAATAAGAGGTAAATTTACCGGCACAACTTTATTCGGCGGTGGTTTAGTCAATGCAAATATGTTAGAGGAAGGTTTGCAAGAAAAGAAAGACTTAGAAGAAAAACTATACACCAATGCCCCAGGATTTGGTGACAATGAACCGCCAATGTTCTTTGTGGGATAATAAATAATATTATGAAATTTAATGAGCTAGTAAAGTATATCTTGAATGAGGGTGGGGTTGATCCGATGAAGTTTGCTTACAAAGGAGCTCCTCAAGGGTTTAGAAAAGATACTGGTATAAGTAACCCTGAAACATTTGTACCTACTAGCCCGTCAAGAAAAATGTACGATGTTGCAAGTGCTCCGCAAGAGACGAGAGCTAAGAGCGGTGAGTATATTGCTACAGATGTACATAAGATGATTAGAACTGCTTTACTGGTAACCGCTTCAGATCCAGAAGCAGGAGCAGAACTTAAAAGAGTTTTAGAACAAGTCGGTGAAGTTTATTTTAGCTATAAAAATAATTTACAAGAAATAAAAAATTTAGAAGATAGAATTTCAAAATTACCAAATCCTAATTCTGATCTTGCTTTAGAATTAAAAGAAAGATTAAAAGAGTATATTAAATTAACGCAACAGTCTAAAGAAAAATTATTATCGATGACTCCAGATGTCTTTAATGCTGTGCAGGATTTGGTTAGAGAAGGAGGACAGAGTTTTATTAAAGCATTGAAAGCAGGTAGAGATGTTGAAGAAAAGTCATTAGATGCTTTAGAGTCAGAGGTTCAAGATGAAGATGAGAAAAAAGCAATTAAGTTTTTAAGTGATATGTGGAGAGGTAAAAGTGATTTTGAACCTGTTGTAAAATTTGTAGAGGTAGAAAAACAAGAAGGTAAAAATCCTATTCCAAGATTATTAACTATATACAAAACAGTTATTGATACTATGGTAAAAAATAACTTAGTAGGTAGTCCAGAAAGAACCTTTAATTTTATTACTGGCCAAACAAATAAAATTAGAGCTCTTAAAGAACCTACTGCCGGTAGAACAAGCATGAAGAAAAGAGATACATCTCTCGCTAATGCTATAGCATTTATTAAGAAGGGAAGATTTAAAGACGCTAAAGAAGCTGTAAATAGTACTAAGTTGTCAAATGAAGATAAAGCTGACTTGATGATTAATATTGACAAGCTAAGTAGAGGTGAGATGACAGAAGCAGATGTCATCCGACCATTATATGCATTCTAGTCAATTTAAGCAAGGAATCTTTAAACCTCAAAATAGCCAAAAGTATCTAGGCTCATCTTATCCTGTATATCGTTCAGGGTGGGAACTAAAATTTTTTAGATGGGCAGATTTAAATGAAAATATACTTGCATGGGGTAGCGAAACTATTATTGTACCATATATAAATCCTTTAGATAATAAAGTGCATAGATACTTTGTAGATAATTTTATAGTTTTTAATGATAAAGAAGGCAATAGACAAAAATTTTTAATAGAAATAAAACCTAGTAAACAGGTAGCTAGACCGGTTAGCTCCATACGTAAAAAGCAGTCTACTATATTACATGAACAAACTACATGGATAACTAATCAAGCAAAATGGGAGGCTGCAAAAAGGTGGGCTGAAAAGAAAGGTTGTAGGTTTATTATATTAACGGAAAAAGAGCTAGGCATCCGTTGAATATACACCAAATCTTATAAATAATAATAATATGAGTTTCAAACTTATTATTGAGACACCTACAAATAACAATGACTTCGAATATATTGTAGAAGAAAAGAATACTAATGAACCAAGAAACTTCTATATTAAAGGGCCATATATGATGGCAGAGGGAGTTAATAGAAATAAAAGAATTTACTCTATTCAAGAGATGCAAAGTGAAGTAGTAAGATATACAGATGAAATGATCAAGCCAGGTAGAGCAATGGGAGAACTAAATCACCCTACCACCGCTGATGTCGATTTAGGAAGAGCTTGTCATTTAGTTACAGAATTAAGTAGAGATGGAAATGTTTTTTATGGTAGGAGTAAAGTACTTTCAACACCAACAGGTTTAATAGTTCGTAGTTTAATTAATGACGGAGTAAGAGTTGGTATGAGTACAAGAGGTTTAGGTATGTTAGTTGCAGAAAATAATGGTGCTAGTAGAGTAAGAGATTTTAGATTAGTAGCTAT